ACTGATTGTAATGGAACAATTAGTTCAATAATTCTGAATCCATTTGTGACAAGAAATATATGTGCAATTTTTGGTTCTGTTTCAGTTCAAGTTGGTGGTGGAACAATCACATTTGTTGGAAATTGCTCAATAACACCTACTCCAACTCCGACTGTAACAACAACTCCGACAACAACTCCAACTCCTACTCCAACACCTAATTGTGAAAATTGTGCGTCATCGATTTCTTTTACAGCGACTTCTATAACAGGGATAACTTATACGGTAAGTGCTAAAAGTTGTGAGGGTATCAATACTATTTCCACTTTTAGTGGAACAACTGGTGTAATAGGTTTATCTTGTAATTTTGGTGGAATAGATAGAAATTCTATTAGTTTGATTGGTGCGACATTAGTTGGGACAACTGTAATCGCAAATTGCTGTCCTCCACCAACTCCAACGCCTACGAATACTGGTTCTCCTACCACAACTCCTACTCAAACACCAACTAATACTGGAACTGCAACAAATACTCCAACTCCGAGTATAACTGCTAGTCCAACTATTACACCGACACCAACAGGAACACCGACAAATACTCCAACTCCGAGTATAACGGCTAGTGCTACACAGACGCCAACTCCGAGTATTACACCCACACAAACACTAACTCCTACGAATACAGAGACACCAACAAATACTCCAACTCCGAGTATAACGGCTAGTCCTACTCAAACACCAACTCCAAGTATCACAGCGACGAATACTCAAACTCCAACTGTGACACCAACTAATACTCAGACCCCAACACAAACATCAACAGGAACACCGACTCCAACACCGAGTTCAACACCTTTGATACCAACAAGTAATCTACAACATTGGTATGTTTCAACAGAGAATGCAACTGTGTCCTCATGGGGTAATAAAGGTCTATTAGGGACTGGTTTGACTAACTCTGATGTCGCAACACAACCTCAACTTGTAACCTCTTCATTGGGGTCATATTCAGGTCAGGCGTATGAGTTTCTAAATCAAGATGACTTATTTGGGTCATTTAGTGCAACGACATATACAGGACTAACCACATTTATGGTTGCTAAATGGTTGTCTAATAATACAAGTGGTGTATATGGTGGGTCATTTACTCAAACAAATGAATTGTTTGGAGGAAATAATAGATATTTAACCACTTATGGTGGGACTGCATCATTATCTGCTGGTAATTCCAACTCAGTAGCAGGACAACCTTTAATTTATAGCGTGAGTGGAACACCTGGTGTATTCACAGCATCTTATGATATTAAATCAAATGTATTTACAGCATCATTAAACGCACCAGTTGCAACACCAGCAGCAAGTTCATTCTTACAAATTGAAAGTGCTTCAGTATCATCACCAGTTGTCAATCTAACAATCTTTGAATATATCGTCTATAACAGAAAATTAACTAGCACCGAATTTGCTGATGTAATAAATTATCTTAAAACCAAATATAATTATGCTAGTTGGTAATTATGATGTAATATATTTTGATGATGTTGATAGTTGTTTTGAAACCTATGGAGTAATAACTAATACATTCAAAGATTGGGATCGTCCATTCTCTCTAAATGATGGTTATGTTATTTACTATAATCATAAATTAGATGATATCTTGGATATTAAAGATTACAAGATACGCAGAATCATGAATGTTAAAATGGATTTGTTTAATCGTGATGATGATTCAATGATGTTGGAAGACAACAAATAATATATTTATAGATATGGAAGAAAAAAAAATAGATAATGATTTATTCAGAGTGTTTGAAGGACAGCAAGCACGAGTTCCAATCATTGAAGAACAGCCAGGATACAACAATAGAACGCCATGGGTGTTTTATGGTATCGCAAACCTTGCCCCCCAAGAACTAATCCGTCTCTATAACAGTTCTCCGACCCACAGAGCGTCTATAATGTCCAAGTGGTATGGTGTTAGGGGAGAAGAAATATCGTTGAAGGACGGGGACAATTCTCGTCTTATGATGGTAAATTCATTGGGAGATTCCTTATATGATATTTGGAACAAATGCACTTTGGATTTTATTCTTTATGGAGCATTTGCCATCAATATTGTCTATAAAAGAGATCGGGATTTAGGGTTCGAAATGTATTCTATGGATGCTTCAAAAATAAGAGCAGGTAGAAGCGACATAAATGACCGAGTAAATGAATACTATTATTCTTCTGATTGGGCTAATGTTAAAAAATTCCCACCGAGAAAATTACCATCAATGAATTTCAATGATGATGACCCATCTCAGATATTCTATTATACAACACACTCACCAGGTAATGAATATTATGCAACACCTACTTATTGGGGAGGTGCTACAAGTATTGCCACAGAGGTAGAAATATACAACTGGTTCCACTCAAATATTGTGAATGGATTACAACCATCTTTATTTGTGGCTCTCAACTCAGGAATTCCTGCACCCGAACAAAGACAAGAAATCTATGAGACACTTACCGCAAAATATGGTGGAAGTAATAATCCTGGTAAGTTGATGCTGACCTTTGCTAACTCAAAAGAGGAAGCACCTGAAATTACATCAATCGGGACAAATGGAACTGATACAATGTTTATTGAATTATCAAAGAAGGTTCAAGAAGCAATCCTTACATCACATCAAATATCCTCACCTGAATTATTGGGTATTAGAACACCTGGTGCTCTCGGAACTCCAAATCACTTAGAGGCTATGGATCATTTCACCCACCTCGTAATTGAACCAATCCAAAAAGAGATAAAGATTGTATTTGAAAAATTATTGAGATTGAGAGACGGAAAACCAGCAGAAATAGAAATTAAACAATTTGAAATGGTAACAGTTCCCGATGCAGCACCTGTTGAAACAGTTGATGTGAATAAGGATGTTGCTGTTGATGAAGATAAAAATGAAACTCTAATATAAGAATGTCAGCACTAATTCCTCAAAATGTCCTATTGGTCAGTGAGACCAAAATCAAAAACTTTACAGATATTGACCAAAATGTTACGAGTCAGGTGTTATTACCTTTTATTTCGGTTTCACAACAGATGGTCCTTGAATATATAATTGGCGGCAAATATTACAAGAAATTATTGGACGGAGTTATGAATTCTAATTTGAGCACGAATGACCAAAACTTTTTGGAATATTTTGCACAACCACTCGTTTTATGGAGTTCGTATGCCCAATGCCTCCCAAGTGTATGGGGTAGAATTAAAAATAACGGTATTGTGAATGGTGCTGAACAATCTGTAACTCTAAAAGAGATGCAGTGGTTCGTAGAAAAAGCACAAGAAAGAGCACAATTCTTTGAAGCACGAATGATTGAACAAATTATTTGGAATTCTAATCTTTATCCTGACATATTCAACTATTCAACTGAGAATGGGATGCCCCCACATTTATCTAAAAATTACTTCAGCGGAGTTCATTTAAGTAATGGTAGATCATCGGGTTATGAAATCGCTACTAACATGCAAAGAGCAGGTATTGGATTTTACTCAGGACCTGAGTATGCTTGTTTTTATGGTTGTTAAATTATAGGAAATGAACGAAACTTTAATATTACTTATTTCAAATGGATTGACTGCAATAGCAGGTTGGTTTGTAGGTAGAAGAAAACAACAAGCAGACACAGATAATCAGGTATTAAAAAACCTTGAAATATCTGTGAATTTATATCGACAGATCATTGAAGATTTGAAAAGAGAAATTGAGTCATTAAACATAAAGGTTCAGGAATTGGAGAAAAAGATAGATGAACTCCATATTGAGAACAAAACATTAAAATCTAAAATAGGTTTGTAATATGCCAATTCCACAAAGAAAAAAGGACGAAGATAAAGACCAGTTTGTGTCCCGTTGTATTTCCTCAATTATAGACGAATACGGACAAGAACAAGCGTCAGCGATATGTTATACCCAAGCAGACGAGAAAATGTCTGTATCGGTCTATAATGAAGCCGTGGAGGTATTTGTATTGAAGCCTAAGAAGTCAGAGAACAGAGGACGATATTTACAGAGATGTTCGGCTCATCCAAAGATGAAGGAAGAGTTCAAAGATATGAAGGAGCGAATGGGTCAATGTCTCAACGCATTCAACTCATATTACAAGTATTGGGCTCGTTTAGAAGAGTTTGGGGAGAAGGATACAAAAGGAACAATACTCGGGGATTGTATAGCCAAGAAGAAGGCGCAGGGATTAGATTACAAAGAGTCGTATGCCAGATGCGCATCAAAGGTTGTTGTGTCCTCAGGACCAATATCTTTGAATGAAGATAATTTGTTGATTGAACCAGTGGAGTTTCAAGAGTGCCCACCATCAACATTAGATATTCCATTGAACATTGCCAACAGACAGAAATGTATTGACCAAGCCAATTATGGCCCATTAGACCCCAATCTTCCAAATGAAGATTATTGGAAGGCAAAGGCTGATAGATTCAATCAAAAACCTGATGATGCCAAAAAGGCGTTATGTGGTAATTGTGTTTTCTTTATCAAGACA